GAATTCCCAGCATGTTAACCTTTCCGAGCTAGGGTCCCGCCCAGCCCGTGCTATGGTGACCGCCACAGCGCGGGTTAGAGCCGTCGCGACGTTTGCCGACGCCGCGGCGGCTTGCTATCGAAATGCCTTGATGATCGTGGTGACATTCTCTGCTGTGCGCTTGGTAAAATAGAAACCGATGACGAGATTGGCCGCCCATAGAACCCAGCCAGTGAGAGGGTCGGTTGACCCCAGCCCCATAACCTTGTCCCAGATCAGAAGCTTGGCGTAGTAGAACAGGGTGACGTAGGCGAAGAGCTTCTCGACTTCCCAGGGATGACCGATCTGGGCTACCTTGAGCGACGTGATCGCCTGCGTTTCCGCCGTCTGCGCAGCGATTTCCTGCCCCGCTAGATTTGAAGCCGTTTGCTTATCGGTCGTAGTGGCCTTCAGGTGTTCCCTGTAGGCGCTGATGAGGCCAGAAATCACGGGGCCTCCGATAAAGCTCATGATGGACAGCCACATCAGGGCTTGACCTCAGCCACGGCCTGCACAGCCTGGTCTTTGGCAACCTCGGCTTTCGCCATGGCCTGAGCAGCGGCCGGCGTGACCTTCGCCTCGGGCACCGCCACTAACTCAAGGGGCTTAGTCGTGGTCTTTCGCAGCCGGACGATGGCAAGGCCGAGCGCGGTTACGAATGCACTTAGCGTGAAGCCGCGCATGTCAGTGGGGATATGCAGGAAGTCCATAATCCGGGTGGTCACAGGCTCGTAGTTGAGGGTGCTGAAATAGGCCACGAAGCCATCATAGGCTGTGACGATCAACCCGCCGAACCATACCAGTCGGCCGACCAGCACGGTCTCGCTTTTCTTGAACAAGGCGATTTCATAAGGCTCGATCGCCGTGAAATAGCCCTGTGCCCAAGGCTGCTTCTTGAGCCAAGGCCGGATAACGAGCGCGTATAGGAAGGCCAGCGCCACGATCAGCGCCAGCACAAGCAGGAAGATGGTCATTTTTGCCCCTAGTGTTTGAACAGATCGGTGACGCGAGCCCAGAACGTTTCGGCGAGGTTTTCCAGTCTTTCGCCAAGGGTGATGTCAGGCGGGACCGGAATGGTTTTGATGGGCTTGCCGGCGCCCAGCGCCTTGTCGAGTGCAGAGAACGTTTCTGGCCCGGTCAAACCATCAACCGTGATGCCGGCGGCAAGTTGGAATGCCCGCACAGCATTCCTAGTCGCCGGGCCAACAATCCCATCGAGCACAAGCTTAGGATTAGCTCCCAGCCGGTTGAGGCTGTTCTGAAGCCATACGCCGTCCCGGATCGGCTTATCGGTCGGCTGCGGGCTACTCGACTTCGGCTGGATTTGCGGCGCCGGCCCATCGAATGTGATCGACGGGTCGAGCTGCATCATGGTCAGGATCAGGCCGGCAACGCCCAGTTGGGCATCTACCTTATCTGGATCATAGACGCCATCTGCGATGAACTTGCCACGCTCGTACTGATCGGTCCCGCTCCAGACGTAAGCGGATGGCTTGTTCCTTGCGGCGTAGCCAAGCCCATTGAACCGCTCAAGGTTCGTGAGCATGCCTGCAATGCTCCAATCCTTGAGCCTGGCGGCATAGGGCGAGCACTTAACCAAGGCGTCTACTGCGGCTTCCTCGAACGACTTGAATGGTCCCCTGCCCGCCGGGACATGCGTGGACTCCAGGTTCCATGGATCGCCCTGCGCAAGGCTCTTGCTAAAGTCTTGAGACGACTCACGATAATGGCTGACAGCGATAAACACCCACGCGATGTCAGGCATGCTGGCCGCGCGAGCGATGGCGAGATAGCGCCCTTTATTGGCGATAGCCACCTTTGCCGGGCGGCTAAATTCGGCTTCTCGTGTCAGTTTGGCACGCGCCCAGCGGGCCGCATTCGCCTGCGTCAGGGCGTTGAGGTCTACCATTGATTGATTCTTCTATTGGTTGAATTGACTTCGGCGCGCAAGTATGCAGTTCATCTGCGCTTCGGTTGGAATTTGCAGATGAACTTGGTTTCTCGGGTTATGAGAATCCCTCGACAGCGCAGGTTGAGGGTGCTTTGGCGATGGTGGAAGCGAGAGGTACACATTGCTTGGAAAGGGCCACCACCAGGCTTTTAGAACGGCGCTCCGCTGGCGTGCATGGCGTTGTAGATCAGTGTGGCTGCGCTCGCTGCCCCTGCATCGTTGAAATGCAGATTATCGAAGCGGCTGCCAGAACCGATCGTGTCGAGATTGCCACTCGCGAATACCGTCGAATTGTCAATGACCGCCGCCTGCGCCGCCTGAACGGCGCTTGATGTCGAGCCGGTTACGTAAGTCTCGGTCGCCACAAAAAACCTGCCCGTAAACGGATTGATCGAGCAGTTTCGCACGTTGGAAATGACTGTCGATAGCGCCGTTTGATAAGCGGACTGGCTGGTCGCAAGCGTCGTATCGGTCTCGCCCTGCCCCCATTCGATCGCCACTGTGACATTGCTCTGCGCAGTGAACCCTCGCGCACTCAATCGCGCCATGGCAACGCATAGACGGTTCTTGAGGTTTCCGGTCGCCCAGTCCGCAATACTGCTGCCGCTGATCGCAAGCGGCACTACGATGACACGATCGAACGCACCGGCTGTGATGAACTTATCCGCTATGCGGGCGCCGAGATGGCCGGAGCCGGCGCCCCCGCCGCACGGCCCCTGATAGGTAGAGCCGAGTGGCGGATCAGCCCAAGCGTAGACCGACCCGTCATAGATGCTGAAATTGTCGATCGCGCTTCCGTTCGTGGGCGTGTAGGCGCTCGGATTGACCGCCACACGATTGGACTGCCCGGCCAAGATTAGAACGAGGTTCTTGATGCCGGTATTGATAGTCAAGTTGCGGACGGTCTTCCCGGTCGTATTGGTGTAACCACGGTTGGACATCCACGAGCATGTACTAGCCGCCGGCAACTCGTTCAGGACAAACGGATCGGGCGGCGCTACCCCTGAAAAGCTCTGCGCATTTGCCGGGGCCGCCAGCAGAAACAGAAGAAGACAACTAAACCGTAGCATTCCAGATCTCACATCGGCAGCGATAATTCGATGAATGTTGCGGGGGCACCGAACAGATCAGTCCCACCATTGATTGTGAACGTATGCGCAGTGTCTCCCTGCTCCATCATCTGGACGAAGTGCGAGCCGAGTTGCGGCGGGTACATCGCTGGTGTTTGCTGCTTGAATAGATACGTGCCAACCGCAATGTTGTTATTGAAGAAGCTGCTATGATCGAGCGTGTTGGTGGCATCGAGTGCCGTCCCGCAGCCTAAGTAAGACCCGCTCGCTGAAGGCGAGGTGATGTAGCAGGTCTCATGTACAATGATCGCGTCCGTGGCAGCGCCAGTGACGAATGCCACGCGGTTGCCGGCGCTATTGTTTGCCGCTCGTGGCGTTCCAGACGAATAGGTCCAGCTCGCCGTACTGTCGGACACCTGAGCCCGTACCGGCATGCGATTGGCCGCATTCCAGATCGAAAGCCTAGCCGCGCCGCCCCCAGCAGCCGCGCTGCCCGGCGTCCATGAAATTTGTCCGGCGTTACTGGCGTCCGTCAATGTGGTGCCGACATAGGTGCACTGATTTACAGCGCATGTGAATGTCGTCGCGTTGCCTGACCGGCACGTCATCGAGTTCTTATTGGTATAAAGCCCGTTGTAGAGCTGCAATTCAGTCGTACCAGCACCCGCGCCGCGAGATGTGCCGCTCGACCACGCCGGACCAGAGCAGAGCGTCACAACGCTGGAATTCAAACCGACGAACCAATCATAGTTGGTGTTTGCGGTCCAATTACTGCCGAGCGCGACAGAGAGTCCGACAGCATCTGTCGCCGAGCTGGTGAAGGAATAATTGCGCATAACTGTGCCGTTGTAGATCGGCACCCAGCCATGTGCAAAGGGCGCGTAATAGATCGTCGTCTGATTGTTAGCCGCCGACTGCATCACAGGCGTGGCGGACGTGACAGTCAAGCGACCTCCAGGAATGAGCTGCTGGCCATAGAGCGTGCCCGATGACGTAATTGCCGATCCCGTATCGGTGACGACGTTGCCGCCAGCAGAAATGCTGGTAACTGTGCCAGTACCCGCCGAGGCATTACATCCAAACGTATGCGTCGCCGTGCTGTAGGTCAGCGCGTTTGAGCAGTTATTGATTGCCAGGGCTGATGCTGTCGTGCTGCCCCAATAACCGACAACGGTATCTTGTGTGCCGGTCGCGAGATCGCTGAGGGCCGCCGTTCCGGCAGAGCATGTTCCGGAGCCGGTTCGCTTAATCAATCCGGTTGAGGCAAGCGCTGCAACGCAGTCCAGATCAGCATCCCACGCCTCGACATTCGTGCCGATCACGAGGCCAAGATTGGTCCGAGCATTCGTCGCGGTCGCGGCACCCGTTCCGCCATTCGCGACAGGAAGCGATCCGGTTACACCTGCCGTTAGATCAACGCTGCCGCAATGAGGGTCTGTTGATGCGCCCTGACCAACGATCGCGATTCCATTGTTGCAGGGGCCTACACTGCCCAAACTCTGGCCGGGGCCTTTCCCGACAGGCACGGCATGATTTGGCACCGCGCCGATGTTCTGCGACTGTGCAGAGCCGAAGACAATAAAAAAGGCCGCCGCAGCGACCACAAAAGAGCGAATGATGTTCATGTCAGACCGCGTATCCAGAGCCATCCGAGAGAGGGGTGAGAACCACGGAGCCGCCATCAGCTCCGATCGTCCATGAGGTGAGATTTCCGTTCAGTTTGTCAGTTCCGGCAACGTTGATTGTAATATTGTTTGTTCCGGCATCGCCTTTGAAATCCGATATTTTCACAGCCCCGACCTTGCTTGATGCGGCCGGCAGATTCACTGTCGTCGCGCTTCCAACTGTCTTGTTGACAGCTATCAGGCTATCTTTGGCCGCGACGGTGACTGTCGCGCCAGACGTTATGATCTGCTGCGTTTGCATAAGAAGTTGCGCAACAAAGAAATCTTCAACGGTAATACCGCGCGTGGTTGCGCCATCGATCGCGATCTTATCGCCTGTGGTCGTCGATGTCGCTGCGGGCAAGTCTTTAATGCGCTTGTTCGCCACGTCTTAAGCTCCCGCGAAAAGAAGGAAGTTGCAGACCAGGCTTGGCTGCATGTTATTGTGTGCCGCGCCTCCCCCTGCTAGTGACGTTCGGTCCATATTTACGCCATCCCATACGCGCACGCCGGTCGCTGCGTTTTGAATTGTTAGTGCCTGAGACACCAAAGCCGCAGTAAGGTTTGGGCCACCGCCAGCAGAAATATTTCCCGAAACCGTGAACGGTATCGTTCCTGTATGTGCATGTTGCGGATCGTTGATGAATGCATTGTGTTGGTGAGACGCGAGCTGCGTCGTCGTCAAGGTATGTGTTTCGGCGCCTCCCTTTGCTCCGATCACTGTGCCATCGACGCCAGAACCTGCCGTTGTGACGAGGCCGGCTGCCGTTCCGCCCATCTTGTCCCATGCAACAGGGACACGTCCTCGCGCATCAAGAATTCCGAACGTGGTCGTACCATTTCCATTGTTGAAGGAAGTATTTCCGGCCGCAATTTCGCTCTGCGCAAATGCCCACAGGTCGGGGTAATCAGCGCGATTGAGCGTTTGGCCGAAAGGCAAGACCGTAAGAGCTGGTGCAGTTGAGCCAGTAAACGGGATAAGCTCTCCGATGAACCTTGCGCCTCCGATCAATCCGCCCGCGCCGAACTCGGCAACCTTCGTTCCGCCCACTGCCACGCCAATGCCGGAGGCCGTCTTGTAGAGGCCGGTTGACGCAGCGCTACCGAACTGGACTCCGGGAGACCCGGAAGAACCATCGACAGCCTTGAGCGGTCCAGTCATCGGCGTTGCGCCAGATCGCATTACGCGCTGGGACATGGAAGAAGCCAAGTCCTCCAAGGGAGGATTGTGCTGGCTTGCCTGAATCGTCTCGCCGGTTACGGCGAGGTATCCGGTTGGGAGGGAATACACCCCGTTGGAATCGCTCGGAATGGCCGTTCTCCTCATAGAAAGAGGCCCCCGTCAGGGAGCCTTGGAAGGTCGCTTGATTTGCGGTAGTCTGACCGGATGGCCGGATTAATTCAGTGGTTGGCGGTGCTCGCGCTCGGCGCGGTTGTCACGTTTCTCGTCAAGCGCTGGGAAGCATTCGTCGGCGATACCGACATCGCGTTCCTGATAGGCTTCCCTGCCATGTGCCTCATTGCCTGGATCTACGACTTGCGCCAGGCACGGTTGCGGAAATCCAATAAGGCGATGACAGAACCCGATTGATGGCGCGGGAGTTCTCGCCCGTCGTTCGAGCCGACTCCAGCAGAGCCCGCGCGACACGTTGAACGGCCGGTCCCTGCGAAGCCAAGATGTTGCCGATCTCGTCCTTGGTCCGCGCGTTGCTGGCGCCTGAGATCGCCTTGGCGACCATATTGAGCGCCTTCAAACCGACGCCGGTCAGCGTCACATCATGCGGGACGTTGCCGCCCTCGGCACCGCGCATGGATGCCGCAGCCTCAGTGCGCTGCGCCGTCTGCGAGTTCTGAACGATGTCCTGATAGCTCTGCCGGAAGCGGCGATTGTCCATCAGCGCTTTCGCCACGTTGGCAACCGGACCTTCGCCGAAGATCGTCTCCAGCTTCTGGCTGTTCCAGTCCTGCGGCGTGCCGATCTTGCGCTCTAGCGCGTTCAGGTCGTTGACGTTGGTGCCGACCAAGCGGTCTATCTCAGCGCGGGCGCCTTCACGCAAGCGAACGGGAGCAGCGGACGGGCCGATTTGTGTGCCTTGCGGCAAGGCACCCTGTGCGATTTCGTCGGCAAGCTCGACCGGCCGGATTGCCGTTTTCCCGCTATCGAGGACTTGCGAGCCACGTTGCAGCGCCCCCGACTGCCGGGATAACTCGGCAAACTGGGCATCAATGTCCTTTATGCCGGGCACCGCTTGGGCCAATTCGGCGTCTACAGCGCGGCGCGCTTCATCAAGTTGCCTGACTACTTGAGGGTTTGTTTCACTCGCCATCATGCCGTCAATCGCATGGCGCGTGCTGAGCAATGCTCTCGGATGGGGGTCGAGATTGCCGGGTGCGCCGGGAATATCGAGCATGTCGCGAACTTGACGCACTGCGCGTTGTTCTGGTCCGCGCAAGTTGACCGCAAGCGTGTCCAGTTGCTCGGCGAGCGGCTGTGTATTCACTGCCCGAGCGTTTGCCAAGGCCGGTTCATAGTCCTGCGCAACCTGCGCGCGGGAACCGTTGAGATTGGCTTCGATGCGCGACGGGACAGGCGCCGGACCCAAGTTAGTATCCAGAGCCTCAGCGAGCCGCTGGCCCGTATTCGCGTCGCGCTCCCGCAGCGCATTGACCAGCGCCGTCCGGCCTGCCCCCGTGCCAGTGCCAGCACCCTGCCCGAGCCCGAGCATGGCAGGGCCAGCGTCAACTAGCATGGCATCAGGTCCCATCGTGGACTGGTTGCGCATGCCTGCCTCGTCCGCCTGCGCAGCGGCCCGCAGCAAGGCAGAGGCGCCACGGCTGGCGCCTTCCACGCGCGGCCCGAGGAATGCAGCCCCCGTCCTGTAAAGCCCACCAGCGGCGGCCCCTGCCAACGGCAGGCCCCCTCCGATCATGGCCCCCGTCGTGGCACCTTTCTTCGCGTTCTCGATGTAGTCGGCGATCCGGTCGGAATATGTGGTGCCAGCGCCGTGAGCTGCGCCGTAGGCCGCACCCTCTGCGCCATAGCCGAGCACGCGCGGGAGCAAAGCGGGACCGAAACGGCCGGCCAAGGTGATGCCGCTCTTAAGCAAGCCAGCGCCGCCCACAAGGCCGCCAGCCGCCTCAGCAGCCGCCGCGGCGCCTGGGTTGGCCGCTCTGATCGCCTCCGTCTCGGCCCGCTGCGCCTTCACGCCAGCGTCATAGGATGGTGCCCGCCCGGTCAGCGCATCCATGCCGCCGGCAAACTTGTCGGCAAGGCCGAAGGTCATGCCATTTGCAGCCATCCGCACGCCCTTGTCGAGCACCGAGCCCACGCGGGACATCTGGTCGCCGTAGGACATCCCAGCCTGAACGGGTGTGGCGGTTTCCGCGCCCGTAGGCACGCCCATGGCATCGTAGGCTTGCGTTGGGACAGCAGGCGCCGCAGGAGCAACTACGGGGGCCTGCGCTGGAGGCGCAGCTTGACGCAGCCGCGTGATCTCGCCCGCAAGAGCGCGGGCGGCATCCACGTCTCCCGCTGCGTCAGCGTTGAACAGCGCTTTGCCGAGTTCGTCCAGCGTCGCCATTATTTGCTGTACTTCTTCACGAGGTCATCGATTGCGGCGGGCGTGGCAGCGGCCGGCGTGTATGGCTTAAACTCGCCGAAGTCCTGCACAATGTCGGCCGGGTTCATGCGGTTGCGCTCAGCAATGCCGCGATACATGGACGTGTCTTGGTCGTAGAGCGACTTATAGGCCTGGATGCGGTTATGGGCTTCCTTCAGGATGGCCGCCCGCGTCTCTGGCGTCAGAGCCTGGCCGCCGTTCAGCGCATTGGCAGTGCCGATCAGCCAATCCGGCAGCGACGCCGTGTTCTTGACCATGACCATTTCGCCCTCTCGAACAACCGAGTTCGGGTCGAAGATCTTCCCAAGGCCATAGACGAGATTGAGGTCAGATGCCTTGGAGTTCGTGCCTGCGGTCTCCACCATGGATTTGTAGATTGGCGCAGCTTGCGCGAGGTTCTTATAGGCGGGGAGCTGTGAAACCTCATGCCGAAGTTTGGTGGTGTCATCGAAGGACGCCGGAGTAGCATTTCCGGCTGCGCTCTTGGAGAACGTCTCGCGCCAGACCTTGGGATCAACGCCGGGAGGAACAGGCGGGATGGCCGAAGGCTGAGCAGAAGTCGGGGTCGCCTGCGGCTTGAACGGAGTAATTGTCTGCGTCCGCGGATCGCGCCAACCGTATTGCTCTGTTCCGAACTCATCCTTGCCGATGACGCCGTATTCCGGCCCCTTATTCGGCTCGCCCTTATCGATCGTGCGAATGATGTTGCCGCGCTTGTCCATGATGCCGACCTTGTTGCCAAGGTCCACCTGCGTCACGGCGTCCTGCGAAAGCTGGTTGGTCAGCATGATACCCAGCACCTTCTTGGTGCCGTCGCTGACGTAGGGGCTCGCCATCGCGGCCATGATGCGGGGATTGAAGCCGGATGCCGCAGGCATGGCCTGCGCAACAGTCTGCACGGCCGGAGCCGGCTGGCCGGGAATGGCATAGCCTTCAGTGGACTGAGCGTTGACCGGAAGCGCGGCAGGATCAGCGCTCGCGGCCTGTACCGGAGCGCCGCCATAAGCCTTCGTGAACCGATCTGCGTAGGACTGCACAGACGTGCCGAGCTGGTCCCTGGCGTTCGGATTGTTCATCCCGCGCTCGCCGGCAAACCACGCCTTGGCCGCGCCTTCGGGACCGTACTTCTGGGCATATTGGCCGAACTGGCCCTTGAATACGGCGTCCTGCGCCTCGGGGCTGGCAAGGAACTGTTCGGGCGTCATCGCCGTGCCTAGATGCGCCTTGGTCCATTCCGGGATGTTGGCGCCCATGACCTGATATTTGCCATAGGCGCGGTCTCCGGTCTTGGTGACAGGGCCTAGCAGATCGTATTTCCCGCCACTCTCGATGCTGGCGATAGCCGATGCCGCATCGCCTGTCGGGGCCGTTATACCCGGCCGGAACGTAACCGGTGCCGGTCCTGGCGCAGCGGGAGCCGGATAGACGGCTTGGTCGGTACCGGCCGGGGCAATAACAGGCGCAGCAGCGGCGGGCGCCGCAGCAGGAGCGACGGCTGGCGTAGCAGACGGGGTCGCACCGCCATTAAACAGGCTGCTGATCAGCGCGGCCTCGCTGGCTGCGTTGGCCTTGGATGCTTCGTTCGCGTCTCTGGCTTGCATGCCACCGAACAGCGCTTGGGCCACCCGTGCCGCGCCCTGCGACCAGCTTTGCACCGGAGAATAATCCGAGCCCTGCGCCATCATCGCCTGCGCGACCTTGCGCTGAGCCGCGATCTCTTCCGGCGTCATTTGCGAGCCGCCGGAGCCCCAGATGAACGCAGCCATTAGGCAAGCCCCAGCATTGCGTAGTTGACCATCTTGAAGCCATCCGATCCGGTCTTGACCGCCTCGGGCATCACGCGCTCAACCTCATCGGCCATGACGCCGCGCTCGCGGTTTCCGTCGATCGTATATTCGTACAGCGGCAGGCCGTGCGAAGTCGTTCCGATGCGTTCCACGTCGGTTTTCAGGCGGCGATCGGAATACTTGTAGATACCCATGCCGCCGAGCGTACCGCCGAGGCCGAACAGCCCGCCCATGAGCGCATTGTTCTGAGCAACCTTGGTCTGGTACTGCTGATTTGCAGCGTTGTAGTTGTTCTGCACCATGCCGGCGTAGTCGGTGCCAGCGACTTGCGTCTGAGGCGTATTGGTGAAATTCGGCTGCCCGACCGCCGAGCCTGACATCAGCGCCGAGATTTCGTTGATCGGCTGGTTGCGCTCGGTGAGGATATCGTTGACCGCCGTGCCATGGCCGCTGAGAATGAGCTGATCGAGCGCATCGTTCTTGTTCTGCGACAGACGGGTCATTTCCGTGTTCCAGGCGTCGGAGCCGGGACGAATGCCGGAGTTGACCAGGTTTGCCCGCATCGAGGCTTCGTCCCTCGCGAACTGCGGTTGCAGGCGACGTGTGCCGAGGTCCATCAGGCGGTTTTCAACCGCATCATTGTTCAGATTGACGTTCGTGCCCAGCAGATCGCCGATCTTCTTGGACGCTGTGACGCCTGCATTACCAAGGTTCAGCTTGGTCTGGCTGGTCAGATCGTAGAGCTTCTGCCCGGTCGGCGACAGGCTCTGCGTCGCAGTGAACTGCGGAACGGTGTAGGTTTTCCCGTCCGCACCCGTGAACGTGTTGTTTCCGCTCTGGGTGTATGTCAGGGAGCCGTCCGGCGTCACCTGATTGGTCATGTTCAGAAGCTGCTGCGTCGTCGCAGTGTTCTGGTTCATGGTGCCTTGAGCTTCGGCAGTTTTTACCGGATCAGGCGCGGCTGGTGCTTGGGGAGCGTCCATCAGTAGTTCCAGTCCTCTCGCAAGATGCCAAGGATTGTTGCGTCCCTGCCATTGCCAAAGTGGTTGCGTTTGAGGCCTTCCACCGTTGCGCCCAGACGCTGGGCAATCTTGATAACTTCAGGCTTCTCAGTCGTGATCGACATACGCAGGCAGCCGATCTGTCCGAAAACGTACTTTCCAACTGCCGAGATGAACTCGCGGGTAAACCGCTCTCCGGCGACCGTCACTGCGATGTCGTTTCCGGTATAGCAGTTGAACACTACGCCGGCCGTGATCCTGCCGTCTTTCTCGATCCCCATTGCCGTATAGGGTGGGCAGATGATCGTCCCGCACCGCTCTCCGACGAAGCGCGCGACACGTTCGTCAGTCACGATCACGAGACGACATCACCCATATCAAACGTCAGCTCAGTCTCGACAAACTCTACATCGGGCGGTGACGAAGACCCGCTTGTGATCTGAGATGCGACCGCGAGCGCATATCCGCTCCCGCTTACTGACTGCCAGTTCCTAAACGTCTGCTTTGCAGCAGTTGTGCCCCACACACCCTCACCCCACTTCGCGGCACCCCAGACGCTGCCGACGACAGTCGAGATATCGTCGGGTGGTGATGGAAGATTGATATTGTAGTCCGATTGCAAGGAGCACTTCACCTGCACTTTGCTCTTGGCCCGAACCGAGGCCCGTGCTGACAAACCAATCTTGAGAGAGGCCGGACTTTTCAACGGGTCAAATAGCGGCACCACCGTCGCGGTAAACGGCACCCCTTGATCTGCCCCAGTCACTTCCATTTCGACGACAACACCACCTTTGGAGCCGTAGAAGAAACGATCACCGAACAAGGCCATGCAGGTTGCATCCAATCCCGTAAAGACGCACCATGCGCCCGTCCGCGCATTGGCAACCAGCATTTGGGCTTGCTGCGCTGTGCCAGTCGGAGGCGCAACAATAACCATTTGTTTGGTCGGCCAGACCGCACAATTCCAATCGGCGGAAACCCGCTCCGCTACCGCTTCATTCCAGCCGGTTTCAATCGGATAGGATATCGCCGATGGCGACAGTGCCGCAATATCACGCTGCGTTGCGACCGAAAGCGGAATAAATCCAATGTCCGTGGCGATGATTAGATCGCCGCCCGCTCGGACCAATGCTTTCGGACCACGCGGCTTACCGATGCGATAAACACCCGTCTTCGTCCATGTCGAAGCACTTGATGGGTCCGCGCCGCTATAGACCGCAACCTCTCCCTCCGTGGTGAAGAAAGCGCATTGCTCGGAGAGACCGTTGCCAGACTCGATCGACCATGAGGCGCCGAACAGAAGCGAACCGCCGAGTGTGAACACGCCTCCGAGCGGAAGTTTCACTGCCGTCCCGGTAATGCTATCAACCGGCAAATACCACGCATTCAGGCTATTCTTTTCGATGTAAAACAGCCTGTTCTTGTAGACCCAATTATTGGACAGCGATGAGGTCGAAACCCCAGTGATCTTGCCGAACAACAGCGAAATCGTGCCGTTGACGACCGCCGCACCACCGGCACTTGTGATGGCCTCATTGTCCTGGAAAGGCCCGCCCGTGACTGTGCCAAGCCATAGCGTTCCCGATGCCGTCGTTCCGATCACCTTGACGATGACTGCGGATGCGCCGGACGTTCCGCCCGTGACGGTCTGGCCGGCTGTAAACGCGAGCGTGCCGCCATCGTAGTTCAGCGCGCTCAAATCCTGATTGCTGATCGGATAGAACGTAGTTCCGTCATAGATCAGCTTGTTGTCCGAACCGTTGACGAGATCAAGGAATACACCGCCGGTGGTCGCGAACTGAACACTCGACCACGCTCCTCCGGTCAATCCACTTACAACAGCCGCAGTCGAACTATCGACCAATGCATTACCGAGATCATCTACTAAGATGTTATCGATATCGTCAGCAATGAAGCTAAAAGCAGCGCTCGAAATGTCTGATATAGCATTATAAGTCGCAGCAAACATAGACTGGTTGTTGCCGTTCACATAAGTGAATAGCGAGGTGATATCGTCGCCTGCCAATAACTGAGCGTAGGCTTCGGTACCTCCTCGCATCCGAATTCCGGTAGCAGTCGGGAACCAGTTCTCCAGCACTGCGGCGCCGTTGACCTTCTGGCCGTTCGGCATGCGCGCGTCTGGCGTTGCCAGATTGACGTTCTTGATCCAGCCGCCCATTGGCGCCGGGTAGGACTGGCTTTTGGCGAGGCGCGGTTTAACGCGCGCTGCGGGTTGTCTCATGCTCCGAGGGGCCCTGGATATGCAGTCTGAACGTTGTAGGGCACACGCTGGCGGCCGGCGACAAGGACGCGGCTGCCCTTATCGGTCGCTGTCTCCTCGCCGAAGGCGATCTCGAAATTCTGCATGTCCTCCGCGTATTCGAGACGCTTGGACGCGCGCCATCTCCAGATGATGGAGAGGGTCAGAAGGCGTTCAGGAAGAACAAACGTATCCGTATCGGCCGTGAACGCCGTCTTGGAGCCGGATACGATGAGGTTGCTGATGTAATAGTACGAATGCACCACGCCCAAGCCCGGCGCCGGCAGAACCTGCAATTCCCCGCCGAGCACAATCCAGTAACCCGGCGTCGTGGTGCTCAGGTGGTTCTGAAAGTAGTCCCATTGATCGAGGTCAGTTGCCTTGATCAGGTCAACGTTGGTCGAGCTGCTGGCAAGATTGGTCTTGGCCGCCATGCGAGCGTAATCTGTCGGCAGGGCGAAGGACGTAGCTGATCCATCCCCAGTGATCGTGGCGCGCTTCGTCAGCGCCTGCCAGTCATACCGCTTCATGATCGCGACGGCGGACTTGTTCGCCTGAACCCGCAACTCCTTGGCGAACGTGTCCGTCGTCGAGAAAACGCTTGTCGGCTCCGTCTGGCTCAGTTCAATGGCTGCTTCCTGACAAGCCGACAAGATGGTCATGCGGGCTCCTTGACCGGCTCAGGGCCGAGAACAGTTGGCTGGTCAATACGGCCCGGCTCTTCACCCGGCAGGGGCTTGGTCGTATCGTGCGGGTTCTCGTCCGGCTTGGACTCGCCATAGCCGAGATTTTCCTGCACGCGCTCGTCGTCTGGCGCCTTGGTGCCGCGCAGAGCGTCGAGTTCAGCCTGTCGCTCGGCGATCTCCTGCTCAAGCTGAGCAACGCGGCCCGGATCAGGTTCGCCGTTCTTGAACGCCTGATATTTGCCGGGATACATGTCGCGGTAGCGGATGCCCGTCTCCGGGCTCTTCATGTCGGCCGGAAATGCAATGACCTTGCCATCGGGATACTTGATCTCGATGATGTCCATTTCCTGCGTCTCGGTGCCATCGCGCATCGTCTCGATCGGCACCTCGGTCTTGCGGAACGTTACTTCCATTGCTGCCTCCTAGGCTGCTTCATCGGCGAGACCAAGGGCGATCTCGTCTGCGCGCTTAACAAGCGTCGCATGCGAGGGGTTCCCCTTCGGGCGCTCGCCGATCTTCTCATCGATCCAATCCTTGATCTGATCTGCGGTCCACGATGCGAATTCGGAATCGCTGACGCCAGCTTTGTCTGCACGAAGCTCCGCGACAGTGCGGCGAAGCTCTTCAAGCTCCGCTGCCATCTTCGTGACGTTTGCCGAGCCCTTGGCATTATCGAGATAGGCTTGCGCCTGATTCTTCAGGTCGCGACCGCCCTGCCCGAGGTTCTTGAGCGGCTGACCGTCGAGAGCGGCAAGCGCTTCTGCCGTGTAGATGCTCAGCGCCTTCAGTTCCGAGCGCTTGGCCTGCGTCAGGAACGGCAGCTCGTCCACAGGAGTGCCTTCGGCCACCTGCTGTTGCTTGGCCTTGAAACGCTTGTATTGATCGCTCCAGCGCTGGGCATAAGTGATCTTGATGGTGTCGCCGCTCTCGTCCTGTGTTTCGCCGCAGATCGAATGAGCCGGAAACACGCTGATCTTGTTTCGGTCGCCCGCAAAGCGGACCTCCACGACCTCCATATCATCGAAGATCGGCCGGCCGGCCTCTTTGCTCTTGGCCTCGTTCTTCTGGGTATGGATCTTGAACACGGGGATGACGAGGGGGTCGTTCTTGTCGATAGCCATTGGGCTTTCTCCGTCTGAGGGAATGCAAAAGAAAAGCGGGGCCGAAGCCCCGCCAGATCGTCGTTAGGTGATGGCGCCCTGCGCGAACGGGCGATTGATCTCGACCACCGCTTGGTTGGCAGCCGGAGTTCCGGTCGCCGTCACGTTGATGGCGTTCAGCACCTGCTTGCCGGCCGCAGCCGTCGAGGTCACCTGACCAGAGCCAGCCAGATAGACAGGGCCTGGGCCAGCCGCGAGCGTGCCGTTGGTCGCAACCACGGCCTGGCCCGAGATCTGGTACCAGCCGTACTGGTTGGCGACGTTCGCCGACATCGCGACAGCCAGCGGCTGAGCGAGGTTCGCCGTCGAAGGCGCCAAGGTCGTCTGGAAGGTCGGCGTGCCGCTGCTGTTGCCGTTGTAGGTCACGACAGAGCCGACGACAGTAGATGCGACGCCCTTGAGCAAGATGAACTCGCCGACGCCATAGGTGGGATCGACCGCCGTCACGATCGTGCCGAGCGGCGGGGTGGTGTTCGACGTGCCGCCGCCCACCCAGGGCCCGGTAGAGGTCGCGGCGATCTTGGGAAGACCCATCGCCTCGTCCATGATGGTGTATGCCATGTGAGAAGTCTCCAGATTGATGAAAGGGGGAAGAAGCGGCCCTCAGGCCGCCTCAGATCACGCCGCCGGGTTGCTGTCGTACATGCGCCAGTTGAACAGCGGGTTGGTCATGGTCAGCTCGCCCATCCACCCAATGAACTGCGCCAAAGCGTCCTGGTTGAGCGGCTTCTGGCCGTCGCCCTCGAACAGCTTGTCGAAGTTACGGCTGGGGTTGTACCGGAGCCGCAGGCTGTCGGTGTCCAGGCCGTAAGTGGTGTTGGACGGCATGTTGGAGCCGATACCGCCATCCATGACGATTTCCGCGCGCTTGCCGCCGCCGATATACTCCAGCGCCGAGAAGCCCAACTTGCCGAGTTCGCTCGACGTGTTGGTGGTGCGCTGGATCGCCAGCGTCGCCGCGTCATACGCCTCGTAATGCTCAGGCGACATGATGAGCAGGTCCGCATGACGCCGGCCGCGCGAGCGAGCGGTCATGATGCGGTTGAGGAACGGGCGGATGGTGGTGGAGGTCACCTGCGTGCCGATGGTCGTGAACGCGGAATTCACGTCATAGGTCGTGGTACGCCAGATCGAGTTCGCACCACGGTCAATGCCGCCGTAAGTGCCAGAGTTGGTGACGATCGGAACCGCCGCCGCGAGGCCCGTGAGCTGCTTGCCGCCGTTGGCCGTGCCGTCCGAGTGGATGGCCGTGTCCATCGCGTCTTCCAGCGAGCTTTCCGCGGCCATCATATAGGACTTGAGGACCGGCTTGAGCTGGTTGGCGCCCTGGTTGTTGAGGATTTCCTCCATGGTCAAGCTGATCGGGACGGCCACCATCTTGGGGGTGTAATAGGCGTCGTTGAACAGCTCGATCGGGGGATTGTCCAGGAAGTCGTAGCCCGAATACCACTGGGCATCCTGCTTCGCGATCTGGAGGGTTTCACGAATGCGGGGACCGGAATAGGACTCCCACAGACCTTTGCGGCGCAGCGTGGCGAGGAGCGCGTTTCCGTTGGAAACCAGATCCTGCCAAGCCGGCGCGCGCTCTTCAAGTGCCATCGAAAGCACTTGCTGATAGGCGGTAACCGGATTGATAGCCATTGTCGTTTATCTCCTACCCTGCCTGCCCAAAGGCTCGGTCCAGGGCTTCATCGAGGGATTTGGATGTGCGCTTCTTCGCTGCGGGGGTTGAGCCCACGGAAGGCGCGCCGTTGATTGATTTCTGGCCCTTGTCGGGATGAACCGGGGGCTCGTGTGCAGCGGATGAGGCTGCTGGGGCAGTCTCCTTGGCCTGGCCGGCGGGCGCGGGGTTGAGCCGTTCCGCCAGTTGGTAGGCTTCAGGAAGGTCTTTCGCGCGGCCCGACTTCATGAAGAAGGCGATGTCTTCCGCCAATTCTTCGAAGCGCGGGTGTTCGCTCGCAAATTTGTTGATCTCTGTCAGCGTCGCCTGCTCGCGCTGCTGCTCGATGGTCTGCGTGACGCCGCCGACCTGCTGCTTGATGGTCGCCAGCTCCTGCCGAAGCTCGCGGATCACAGCATCCTGCTGGCTCGCCTGCTCCTCGGGCTTCTGGCCCATGACATGTGCCGCGACATCACGGAGCGAAAAGCCGAGCCGCTGGCAGAGCATATCAAGGCCACCGATCGGGTCTTGGCGAAGTTTGTTCTCCATGTTGACGTATTCACGGACGACGCCAGACAGCTCCTTGCCGCTGGCCTTCGCCATCTCGTGGAATTCGTTGAGCGTCTGGTCACGCTCGGACGACTGCTTGTACTTCTGGAAGCCGTCAGTCAGTTCCTTGATCGCGCGCTCGGTCTCACGGCGCACAGACTCGGGCGCGGTCGCCCATTCCTTCTTGGCATCCTCAGAGAAGCGCGAGGGTGCTTCGCTGGCGGTGAAGCTGGGCTTTGCAGCCTCGACTGGCTTGGCCGCATCCTTGGCCACGGCTGGCGCGGCGTCGGGCTGTTTCGGAGCGAACTTGCCGTCCTGCGCACGAACCGGAGCTTCTTTCGGCTCTGCTTTCGCGTCGGCCTTGGCATCGGCTTTGGGCTCGGGAGCCTTGGCGGCTTCGGCCTGTTTCGCGTTGCTCTTGGCGATCGCACGCTCAATGCTGTCATCGAGCGAAGCGGGCTTGGCAGGCTCGGTCTTGGCCTGAGCATCGGGCGGGATCTGCGAGCCGAGCGGCGAGTTGAAACCGGGCGCGTTCTCGTTGATGACGGCACCGCCAACATCGGTATCAGGCGCGGGGGCGCTATCAGCGATAACTGCTGCATCGGTCATGGTATCATCCTGTCTGAGAGGGTGCGGTTAGAGGGCGCGGGCGATGGCTTTTTCAACGGCCTGGTTGATGCCCTGATCGCGCTGTGCCTTGGACATCTTCGGCTGTGGCCGGTTCAATTTCTCGGTTCCGACTTCGGTCAGGCCATTGGCCTTCGTGACCTTCCGGAACTCTGATTTCGACGTGTAGAAACGGCCATCGACATGCTCGGCCGCCTCCATCGTATCGCTAATGAGCATAGGGCAAGGAAGATCAGCACGCTGAACAGCCGGTCGAACATCATCGGGGCCGCCTTTCTCGACTAGCCTTCCGTTGCGGTAGATCCAGGTGCCGCGCGTCATGCCGGCTCCTTGCTCTTGGCCGCCTGCGCCTTGATTGCAGTGCTGTCAGCCGTTGCCTGCACGCTGGCATCGGTCGTGCGGATCGCGTTGTCCGTCTGCGTCTCGACGTGATCGATCTGGGCTTGCGTGGTTGCCACGGTCGAAGCCGTCTTGACCTTCACGCCCTCGATTTCGAGGCGCAGTTTCTCAATGGCGAGCGCGCCAAGATCCATCTTTTGGCCGTGCTCCTGCGCCTTGCGCATCTCTTCGGCGCCCATGTTGGCGAGCTTGGCGTTAAGCTCGGCCTCCTTGCGCTGCTCGTCGGTGTCCTTGATCTTCAGATCGGTCTGGAGCCGGATATCTTCACGCTGCTGTGCTGCCTGCGCTTCGGCGTCCTTGCGCTGCTGGTCCAGCATGGCCGCCTGCTGCTCGCGCTGATGCCGCTCGGCCTCAATCTGCGACTGCTGCTGCGTGGCCTGTGCCTCGGCCTGTGCCTTGGCGTGGGCCGGATCTTGCGGCTTGGGCTGCGACGCCATCTGCGCCATATCGTCGGCGAATTCCTCGATCACGCCTTCCAACTGCCGACCGGCGCGGAACTGGCTGGCCACATACTTGAGCGTTTCAGCCATTAGCTTGGCCGCCTGAGGCACCGCCTGTACCAGCGGGATCGCCTGCCCCATGAACCCACCCACGGACGTGATGAACTCAGTCGCCCGCTGCTTCTGCGCGTTCTCGTCTGGTGCAATGGTCGAGTCCGTCTCGATATCCAGCACGAACGGCCGGACCTTCTGGTCACGAAGCAGTTTCATGACCTTCTCGACCGTGGGCGCCTCGTTCAGTTCTTCAATCTGCTCCTTCAGCGCCTCGGCCTGCTGCTGGGCCTGCTGAAGCATCTGCTTGGCTTGGTCGGGGTTCTGCTGGGCCTGAGCCTGCAAATGCGGGTCACGCTTGGCCGCCTCGACCTGGGCGATGATCTGCTTGATCTGGGCCTCTAGCGGCCGGATCTTCTCCTTGATGTCCGCGTCGGTCTCAATGTCGAGCTGCGACATTTCGAGCATGGTCTTGGACGTGAAGTTCTCGGCCATGATCTCGGCGGAAATCCGCACCAAATCGCGGGCGAACCGCACCAGCTCGGCCTGCCGGTCCTTGACCCGAACCGAACCATACTGGCTCTTGAGCTGCTGTGCCGTGGCCGTCTCGCTGGCCTCGGTCGCGCCCCGCATGATGTCCGACAGGCCCGTGATCTCGTACACGTCCTCGATGATATGCCGGCGAAGCTCGACAAGCTGCACAATCGTGGTCGCAATCTGATCGATCGGAAGCCAGACGATCATGTCCTTGACGCCGCCCTGCCCGACCATCGCCCAATTGGAGATGGGGACGAGAACCTGGTTATCGACGGTTGATTTGATCGCCGTCTCGATCGCGTCGCCGATTTCACCAGCGCCGGCCGGATAGAAGCCGCGAACCTTCAGAGCATCCGCCAACGCACCAATGCGCGCCGTGAGTTCGTTCACCTCCTCAAGCTGATCCTTGTAGAACAGCATATCGGGAACGGGGATCAGCGAGCGCCGCTGCACGGTCGCATAAGCGGGCCGTGGGCAAGGGAAGAAGTCTTCCAGGTTCAGATGCGGCTCGCCCATGTCGAGGCAGATATCAACGCCTTCCGCTACCCAGCAAACACAGTTCTCAGACTTGCACCAGATTTCCCAGACGCCGGCCTTTTTCTCGCATTCCTCGCCGTCATCGTCCTTTCGGGCCTCATAGGCCGCGCGCTTATAGGCATCGCCCGAGGTCTTCTTGAACCTCTCTTCCATCTCCTCTTCGGTCAGCCAAGAGCGCTTCGCTACCTTGTCCACCTCCCTCCAGGTGCGAGCGGGATCAATCAGGAAGTCCTTGCGGTCCACATACTCGATGCAGACCCGCTGGCCTTTGCCGTATTCGTTGGCCTCATAGCGCGCCCAGGCGCAGCCACGAGCCACAACGGTCAGGTCATCACGCACCAAGCGCATCACGCCGTCGATGTCCTGAAGCTCGAACCCGACCGCAGTGCAGCGCTCCAGCAGCTCGGAGGCCGTGCGCGGAACGGGCTTTCGGTCCTTGAACCGCGGCACCACAACAGGGATCGGCGGGCGCGAATAGATCGACGGTCCCAAGACCTGAATATTGGCCCAGAACATCTGAAACTGACGATCGCGTCCCATCGCCGCGAGTTCGTTCAGGTTGGCGTACAGCTTGTCGAGGCTGTCGGCCTTGGTCTGCCATTCCTTGACGGACTTCTCGGCTTCCTCAACCCAGGCAAGCCAATAACGCGACGACTTGCCTTCAGGCATCTCGCCCTCGGCCCTCTCGTCGTCGTCATCCATATGGCCGGCCATGCCGGAGGAATCGGTCATACTTTGATCCTCTTGCCCGTGCTCATCTGCACAGGCGGCGGAATGAACTGGCCGGGCTTCGGAACCCGCTTGGGCTCCTCAATCACCTCGACCACGTTGCGCCAGGCGAGCGACAGATAGCGGAAGGCGTCCGCTAAATGGCTGGTCCAGTCATGGACCTCGCTGGCCTTGAATGTCTTCTTCTCGTCGTCCCATTCGCGCCGGTATTGCTCCAGCGCCGACATGCCGACCGCTTCGGTGCGGCTGTGGAATACGCACTTTGGCAGCGTCGAGCGAACCGCCTGCACGCCGTCCAACTTGGTTGCCATCGGCACCAGGACGGGGTTTAGATTGAACTGACGCATTGTCTCAGTGCGGGTGCGGCCCGTTCCCCATTCCTTCACCTTGGCATCGTGAGGAACGTAATCGTTGCCCCTCTTCCAGCCCTTGGCGTGGCAAACCTCAGCGTAGTGATCGACACCAACTCCCGAGGCCGTGTAGCAATCGAGCACAAAGACCTTGCCGCCGATGACCTGAAACCACCAGATCGAGGTATCGTCTCTGACGCCAATGTCCCATGCTGTGTGAACCGGCTTGCCCTCGACGGGCTCAAACTCTTGAATGCGGCCCGTATTCCGAACCGCCAGCATCTCCCGCGCGTAGAAGGCGCCGAGGATCGCGGCATTGAACGAGCACAGGTATTCCTGCTCAAACTGCGCCCGGCCCATGTCCTCGCCGAAAAGCGAGATGTATTCCTTAAGGCTCTCCTCAACCTGCTCCTGGCTCAGTGCGCCAGTGTCATGGATGGTCGATAGTTCCGCAAACCACTTCGGGTTGGCCTTCGCCATGTCGTACATAGACATCGCGTGATTGCGACCGCGAGGCGTAGTGATGAATGTCGCCCATCCATCGTTTTCCTCCATCATCGGGCGGATATAGCCCCAAGCTGAAGGATTGCAGAGTGCCCACTCCGAGAACACAACGCCGGCCACGCCAGCGCCTACCAGGCCGTTATAGCGATCAGATCCTATGACCTGCCAAGTCGAACCGTTCCTGAACCGGATGAACATCTCGTCATCAACGGTCTTTTCCCTCAGCTCGATCGGGAAAGCCTCATCGATGCGGCGCTTTCCAGTGTGCGGGTTGACCGCGTTCCAGATGGCCTTCCGAGCCTGCGTATATTCCGGCAAGCAGTGCCAGTATGTCGCAACCCGCTTGTGGGCTTCGATCGCCGTATGGTGCAGGATCACATCGTCCTTGCCCCAGCGGCGATGGGCTATTTCAACAGCCCGTTTCTTTCCCTCGTTTTGCAGCGCATTCCAGAGCGGATACTGGTAGCGGCGCGGCTGCCAATTGTTCGGCAGTTCAATGGTCGGCAAGGGTGAACTGCTTCACAACGATCTGTAGTGCGCCGCCATCCTCGCCCGTTACCTGCATCGGAAGCACCTTGCCAAGGAGCTGAGCGAATGCCTTCGGCTCATTCTTCGCGAGGAACTTGCAATAGCCAGTCAGGCGGCCCTTGCCCTTGTGATCCTCACCCACGGCATCGGCTGCTTTCAGGATGGCTTCCTTGAGCATTGCCGTAGTTCTATTCTTTGCGCCCTTTGGACGGCCGGCGCCCCGTTTTGTGAGATTTCTCTCCTCTATTTTATCCATTTCGGCTCAGGCGGTTTGAGCGCCTGCCTCCGGTTACTTGATGATGGTTTCCCTGAGGGTGTCGATCGCGCGCTGCTGTTCCGGCGTGCGCGGCGTGTCGTCAATGATGGTGTACGGCAGCACCATGAAGCGGTCAGGGCCGCGCGTGGCAACGGGGCCGTCCTCTGGCTGCCTAGCAACGACCATTGCAACGGCCGGGGATGCGATCGGAGCGGGCTTGCCGGGCTTACCCATCATGTGGGCAGTGCAAGCCTCGACGTGGGCTTGGACGGCTTTGGCGAAGGCTTCTGCCGGGCCTGAGAGGCTGAGCGGAACGTTGACGGTCAACGGATCACCAATGGATGGCCGACGCCCGCAACGCCAATCAGGCCGAGCAAGGCGTAGACGATGATAAGCACCAGGATCACGATGAGGATGACGCGAACGACCTGCTTGATGGGCTCGGGCAGCGGGACCACGCCGAGGATGGTGACGACGGCCCAATAGATCACGCCGGCAATGATGAGGTAGACGCAGAGGTTGATGAGCGGGGCAATCATGTATCAGCTCCAATCTGTGATGCAGACTGCCCCGGACTTAACGTTGTGCACATCCGCCAGCGATGTAGCCAATACCGAGCGCGGCGAGGATCGCCACCACGGGCCAGAACCAATCCACGACCATGCCCACGTAGGCGAATTCTGGCGGGATGGTGACAGACAGGATCATTGGATACCCTGCGAGTTGGACGAAGCGGCGCTCGGTGTGCTCACAAACCTACGTCGGGCATGACGAGGATGTCCGAACGCCGCTCCGAACTGAAAGGAAAAAGCCCCGGCCTCATGCGCTCATGGGGGAAGCAGGCCGGGGCTAGTGGGGTCGCGTCTCGGAGGTCACGAAGAAAACGGCAAAGAAAACCCGCTGGCCTGACCGATCTTGGCAGGCCCGGCGGAAAGGCCAAAGACCACTTCACCGTTGGGGTTTCTTCGCATGCTCCAAACTGATTTGCCTATTGTGGAAACTACATAGACGCGATGTTACGCAGACGTTTTCCAGGCCGAGGCTTGCGGCTGCTCTTGCGCGTCTGAGGCTTGGGCCGTTCCCCGCGAAAGTATTTTGTGTACCTCGGCGCGTCGGTTCGATTGTATTCGCCGCCGGCATGGCCGAGCACCATGCGAAACATCTCGGAATCCCTGACACGCTGGGCACGATGGTTAGGGTTTGCGGGGACGTGATAGATCCCATGGATGTCAGGGATGCCGGCCCAATCGTCTCCATCAGTCAGAAAGAACACATATCCAGTGAAGATTGGGCATTCCTTGACGTGATCCCGCCCGTCCACCTTCCAGGAGCGTGCATAGGTCGGCAGAAACGCGCCGTGGTTCGTTTTCTCGATCTCCCTGCGGGCAATGTGCTCCATCTTTGAGACCGTCTGTGCGACCGTCCAATAGCGTTCCGTCATACCGTTGCTCCCAGCAGCTTCCTGACCAGCTCCACCGCGTTACGCACACCCATGCGGTCGTAAATGTTCGCCCTATGCGTCTCGATCGTCCGGGTATCCACCCCCAGCTTTGCCGCGATCTCCTTGTTGCTCCACCCGAGCGCTACCAGCTCGCAAACCTGCTGCTGCTTCCTCGTCAGCGCCTGCATCACTGCGAACTCGGCCCAAAGCCACGCTTCAGTTGCTCGGCCAATTCCTGCATCCCCCTGGCAATTCTGGCTTCCGCCTCAAGGTCGCGCGGCGGTTCCGGCAAGCGCTTTCGATTAGCGCGCTCTTCACGGTCCAGATCCTCAAAGTGTTCTTCGCGCCATTGATCTAGGTGCTTCCGGATGGCCGCAAGATTGAGGTAAGTGACCTTCGCTGGGATACCGTTTACAGGGTCAACCGCGCGCTCGATAACTGGCCGGGGAAAGGTCGATAACATCGCCACCAATCCCGCTGCGAATCCCTTGGGATCGCTCGCCGGAATTTCCGGGTAAAAGCCTAGGATTTTCTTGGCGGCTGCCGCTGCCGCCTGCTGCGAAATTGTCGAGGTCATTTAGGATGTCCTTGGTTTCATTCCGGCCGCGCTGAAACTCCGTCAGTTGTCGCGCATGGCCTATGCGATTTGTAGGTTGGTACTTCTTCAGATCACGCATACGGTTACGCCAAGTAGCCTTCCAATCGAGCTTCACGCCCTTCGCGCCAGGCACGCTCGACCAGTAATCGATGAATTGCGGTGTTTCCGCTTCCACTTTGTCCGGTGGAATTCCGAGGGCCACGGCGAATGCGCGATCATCGTCATCAATCGCGAAATCCGGTGGAATTCTTGTCCCGCGCGCAACCCTCTTACTTTCTTTCTTTTCCTTAACTTCTTCCTGGATAGCCTCTTCTTTCTTTTCCCTTATAATACAGGACGTGTCCGGTGGACTTCCGGCGGATTCCGGTGGATTTCCGGTGGACATTGCGGACGCGCGCTGACGCCGTTTCCGCTCCCTGTCCCATGCACGGCGCTTGTCGATAGTCGAAGTGTCCACCGGACTTACGGTGGAAACGGCCCTCGCCGCCATCGCCTCTTCGAGTGTCGCGACTGCGCTGACAATGAATTCCACCGGAATTCCCTTGCCGTGCATTTCCGCAATCATGTTTGCAATTGGTGTCTTCATTTCGTGTGCGACACCCTCGCTACGCCCATGATCTGAGCGCACAACTTCTCCGCCTGATCCATATCCACGAAGATACGAACGAAGGCTTCTCCTTTGATGTCAGGAAACTCCTGGCACAGAACTAGATCCCCACCGGCACCCTCATAGACCTCAACAGGGAGGCAGATTGTTTCGCTCACATAGCCTGGCATCATACCATCCCCAGAGAAGCCATGTAGCTTTCGAGAATGGCCTGTGCCTCGTCCCGCTTGCTCTTGTCCTGCTTGCGGATTGATACGAGCTGGCGCAGAACTTTCACATCGAAGCCGTTTCCGCCGGCTTCCTTGAAGATTTCGGCGCGGTCGTCTGTCAGTTCCTTGATCTGCGCATTGAGGTTCTCGATGCGCTCCACGACAGACTTAAGCTGTCCGTTAATATTGTGACCCGGCTCGGTCATCCGCGCTCTCCTGGGTTTTAGTTTCGGGAACGCGGTTTGAACTGTACTCACGAAGGGCCAACGAGACACCGTCGATCAGAATGTTGGCAAGGTGGGCCTTGGCGATCTCGAAACGAAGGAGGTCGTCAGAGCCGAATGGTTGAATGTTGAGGACGAAGCGGTCAGGGCCCGGCGTCGTCAGGTATGCGATCTTCGCAATCATGCTGCGCGAACCTCACGCTTGAGCTGGGCCACCTTCTCCAACACGTGCACGCGGTGGCGGATGCGATCGCGGGACTTCGGGGAGGCTTTGCGGAGCGCGTCCTTGCGCTGCTTCAGGAGGTCACGAAGCTTCATGGAACACCTTTGCGAGGGTGATGGGATAGCGATACCAATGAGCATTCATGGATTGAGACTTGTTGCCTTGGCCGAAGCGCCCGTCGTATGGGCTGCACAAGATGGCCTGCATATGCACAAAGGTTTCGATTCCGAGGGACTTATGCACAGCCCGCCGCGCACTTTTTTCTGTCTCTGCAGGGGCCGACAGGGGTTGATCCTCTCTAAGGGCTATGATTTCACGATAACGTCTTCCGCATGAACCTTCGTTCTGGCCGAGCTCCACGGCGATTGCCGCGAAGCTCTTACGCTCGACCTCTCGCTTGAAAACAAGCTGCTTAAGATCTTCGAGCGACCACTTGTCCACCCAGCCTGGATTAGCCATGGCGTGACCTATCCAGCATATGGGCCAAGCGATTTGCCACCTCGGATTCGGGCACATCGCCCGTTCCCGAGCTGAGGATCTTCGCGATTTCGTAGGTGTCCTTACCCTCGCGCCAAAGCGTGAGGATGCTCCATTGGCTCACGCGCGTTTGCGGGATGCGTGCTCGCTCTAACAGTTCAATTGTCATTTCCCCCATCTCCTTACGACCGCCCACGCGATCTTAATTTTGACGACTATTTTGCTCGCCAAAGCCTTCAGTAACCGCATCGATCTCTCCCTTGATGAGTTTCAGTCTCAACTCATCAGCTCGGTTTTCTTGTTCGACGCGGCTACAAAGATTTTCGTAACTGGCCCTGATATTTTGGAACAACGTTATGCGCGGTTCTTTGACCGCTTCAGACTTGCCGAGGAACGCGCGCACCCATGAGGCTGACGCGCCTATCGTCTGAGCGACGACCTCATAAGCCACCATCCGGGAGCCCGTTCGGCGCTCCTCTCGTTCAACCAGAGCGCCTAAAGCGTTTCTGGTGATTGAAGTTAACGCGGCGGCACTCATTGCTTTTTTCCTCGCAGACTTTGACAGCACTCTGGAACTCCTTCATGGCACATTGCCCACGCCATGAAGACACCCACACACGACAACGATAATTCGGACACTTGGATTGAGCTGGCGGCTGCAACCGCCAACCTGGTCCGATACCTAGAGAAAGACAGAGATCAGGAGCCAAGCGGCGGCACCGATAAGGCTCCAGAGAATGAGGCTGACAGGCAGCGCGAACATGAGCGCGCGGTGGAGGCGGGCTTGCGACGAATCCGGATCTTCGAAGATCGGTATTCGCGCGATAGAGCCAGAAGGTAGGCGAATGATTTCGGTGCGCGGAATGTATTTCGTCTTCGCACCACGAGAGCCGGCAGGATGGTCGTAACGCCCCCGTCCGACGTTCTGCCGGCTCGTCTTTTTATGTTGTCGCGCAATCATGCGAACGCTCCCGCGTGCAAGCGAAAAGTGCGTGAATTGTAGGGATTGCGAAAAGACAATTCTGGAGAAGCATGATGGACGTGATCGACCCGCACAATGCTCAAGAAATTTTTTTCGACGGCATTCATGAAGTGAAGATCGTCGCGGGCATCGTTCGAATTGTCCTGTACAGCAGGCAAAACGACGTTGGCACAGTCGTGGCGCGTCTCGCGCTTCCGCTCTCCGAATTGCCGGATGTTATCCAGGCGCTGGTGATTGCGCTGACAAACGCTGCAAAAACCGCGAGCCCATAACCGGGTTGAAGTTCCTCCAAAAGGAACGGCAAAAATTGAATCAACCACAGCGCAACTTTTGTCGCATGCTCGCCGTGCGGTTTTTAACTTGTGATGGTTTCGTGACCGTGAGTAGGATGCCACTCTTTCCTGACGGAGTGGGCATGCATGAACGACGAAGAATTGCTCGAGCAATCGGCTTCTGTTCCCACCATTTACTGCGATGGGCTCGGCGCATTCAGAAATATCAATGGCGCGCTGCGTTGCGTTGGATACGTCATCGGGAGCGGCGCACAAGTGAACTTGATTATTTCGCTCACGGGCGCCGATGCGGCGAACAGAGAGGTTCGGCGCATCCTCGAAGAGCCCCCCAAGAACACCACCAGCATGGATTATCTGCGGATGGCTCATTGAGCAGCCTCAAGCGTCAGATAATCGTCAGCCGTCGAGGCGCCCTGCGTAAACTCAACGATCTTTTCAATCGTGGGCCAATCTGGCCTTACCTTCCGGCGCCGAATCCGGCTGACGGTGACGCGCGTCTTGCCGATGCCAGCCGCTACGGCGTCATCGTCAAGATTGTGAAGGGTCATGTAATCAGAGAGGTGCATGACGAGTGTTGTACGCTAGGCGTACAGCGTCCGTCAAGCACTTTGTACGCACGGTGTCGTTTTCACTGGGAACAGGGTCGTGCATGATGCGTACATGGGAAAACGACCAGCAAAACCGGCGCCGAAGCCCCGATTGCGGCCCCTTTATCAGAAGACGTTCATCCGCGCCTGGCGGGAATACCGCGAGATGTCCCAAGAGGAACTTGCCTATAAGGTTGGCGAGTATCTAAGGGAGGCCGGGATCAGCGAGAAGGGGTACAGCTACGCCAGTATCGGCCGGATCGAGAATGGCCGGATGCCCTATTCCCAGCCGATTATGGAGGGGATTGCTGACGCGCTCGGTGTCACAGTGGCGACCCTGATAGCCGAACCGCCGCCCCAGGAAGGCGAGGAAATGCCGCCCGACCGGGAGACGCTTATAAAGCTCTGGAACGACGTTAGGCGCACCGTACGCCGCTAGACCCTGAGTTAACCCGCTGATTCTGGCGGGTTTTCTTTTGCCGAAAATAATTGTACGCTGGACGTACGATTTCGCTTTACCAATATGTACGCATGGTGTACGGTAGTTCCCATCAGCTCGACGGGGAAACGACATGCAGCCGCTCAACATCCGCGAAATCCTGAACTACCGCCGCAAGCCGAACCATTCGTATTTCGTGGTGATGGTCGATTATGGCCGCAAGGGCCTTGAGGCGATCGTTGACCCCGAGATCACGCGACGAGAGGTCGTGGCCCGCATCCGTTCCGGCGAATACCAGCACGTCACGTTTATCCATCACGTAGCGGACGGCCTCGTGGAGGACGTGACCGATGCGCTGTTCGATGAAGCTGGCGCCGAGGACAAGGTGATCGTGGACCGCGCCTTTGCGCTCGCGAAGTCGGAGGCTTGAGATGCCGCTTCTTTATCTCATCGGCCTCGTTGTCTTGAGCGAGGAATTCCTTTGCTGCGCTGGCTTCGGCCTGTGCTGCTTCGCCTCGCTTGCATGGGGGCTGCAATGACATCGCAGGAATTCGCCGATGTCCTCTTGTCGCACTGGCGGCTTCTCTGGCCGCTCCCGGCAGCAGAGCGCATCAAGCGGATCGATGAAATCCGCGCCGACATGGAATTCGAAGAGCAACAGCAGTCCGTCGCCGAGGCGATGGCCGAACCGGAGCTAGCAGCATGAATTTGCCCGCAGAGAACGTCCGCCAGATCGAAGGCCCGACTTCCAAGCTTCCCGTGCAGTCCGAGGGCGCCGCCGTGCTCGGCATGATCGAGCGGGTTGCTCGCGACCCCAGCGCCGACATGGACAAAATGATGCAGCTCATGAGCTGGCGGAAGGAGATCGTCGCCGAGCAGAAGCGCGCTGCGTTTGACGAGGCGATGGCCGCAGCAAAGGCCGAGATCCCTGTCATTCGGAAGAACCGCCGCGTTGGCTTCGATACCAAGGGCGGCGACCGTACCGAATATAATCACGAGGACATGGGTGAGATCGCCCGCACGGTCGATCCGATCCTCGCCAAATTCGGCCTGTCTTACCGCTTCCGCGTCTCGTCCGAGGTCAACGCGCCCGTGATGGTGACATGCGTTGTGTCACATCGTGACGGCCATTTCGAGGAAACCACACTCACCGCAGGCCGCGACGACAGCGGCAAGAAGAATGCCATTCAGCAGGTTGGCTCAACGATCACATACTTGCAGCGATACACGCTCAAGGCTGCGCTAGGTCTTGCGGCGGCTGCCGACGACGACGGCCGCAGCAGCGAGCAGTCAGAGGAAGAGCCGTATACGCCGCCTCCCGGCTCGATCAGCGATGAGGAGGCCATGAATATCCGCGACGCGCTTGAAGCCAAGGGCGCCAGCCAAGCTGCATTCATCCAGTGGGCCGCCGGCAAGGGTTTCTTCCAAGGCCGCAAGAAGCTCATCGCCGAGATTCCGGCCGAGCGCTACGACGCCTGCATGGTCGCCATCGCTGGTTTCAAGAAGGGCTGAACCATGGAAATCTTTGACGTTGAACAGAATTCGGACGCCTGGCTTCGCGCCAGGATGGGAATTCCGACAGCCTCTTGCTTCAGCCAGATATTGGCGAAGGGCGAAGGTAAGACCCGGCGTTCCTACATGCTCAAGCTGGCCGGTGAAATCATCACTGGCGAGCCGATGGAAGGCTTTTCCAATGAGCACACCGAGCGCGGCCATGTATTGGAGCCGGAAGCCCGCGACCTTTACCAGCTCAACACGGGCGCGGAGTTGCGCCGCGTTGGCTTCGTCAAGAATGGTCGCGTCGGATGTTCGCCGGACTCGCTCATTGGGGAAGATGGCGGCTTGGAGATCAAGACCAAGCTCCCTCACCTCTTAATTGACCTGATCCTGAAGAACGAATTCCCATCCGAGCATAAGGCCCAGGTTCAGGGGACGCTCTGGATCACCAAGCGCGAGTGGTGGGATCTGGTCGTCTATTGGCGCGGCATCCCGCAATTCGTCAAGCGCGCCTATCGTGATGAGGGGTACATAGCCAATCTGGCTGGCGCCGTAAACGCATTCAACGAGGAGCTGGATAACGTCGTCAAGACGATCCGCACGCACGGCGGCGAAAGCACCCTCGCCGACGACCTCAAGAAAGCAGCGGAGGCCGCGTGATGAGCCGCGCTCTCCTGACGCTCGATAGCACAGCCAAGCGCGAGCAGGCGATCGACTGGATTCGCAAGGCGAAGACTGGAAGCCGCGTCGAGTTCAAGGGACCGTCGCGTAGTCTGGATCAGAACTCGCGCTTCTGGGCCATGTTAACGGATTGCGCCGTGCAGGGCCGCATCAACGATCGCCGCTTCAATACCGAGCAGTGGAAGACCATGTTCATGGCCGCGTATGCGGAAGAGCGTGGCATCGAGATCAAGTACCTGCCTGCCCTCAACCGCGCCGGGATGATCCCTTGTGGTCGATCTTCATCCGATCTGTCCGTGCATGAAATGTCCGAACTGATGGAGTGGATCGCGGCCTGGGGCGCTGAGAACGGCATCAAGTTCCATGATCAAGAGGAGCTTGAGGAAGCATGAGCCGCGCAACGCCAGAGTGGATCGGAGCATCTGATGATCAGGCAATTCCTGCGCGAGTTAAGGTCCGCATTTTCGATCGGTGTGGCGGCCAGTGTCGCAACTGTACGCTCCCCATCCGGGGCAAGTTGCGTCCTGCCTACGATCATATCCAGGCGCTTATCAACGGCGGAAGCCATCGGGAATCTAACCTGCAGCTGCTCTGCGTGCCGTGCCATGCAATCAAGACAAAGGCAGATGTCGCGGAGAAGTCGGTGACGGCTCGCAAGCGCGCCAAGCATCTAGGCATCAAGAAGCCTCGCACCATTCGCACCTGGCGCCGCTTCAATGGCGAGATCGTTCACGCAGAAAGGGACCGCTAATGTACGAGGGACCACACGGACAAGTCGGCGCAGCATATGCCGTGACGTTCTGGATCATGTTTGCGGTGGTGGTCATCATCGCGCTCGCGATCAGTCTGAGGGCTTAGACATGGGCCGGGTCAGTCAGATCTCAATCTGGATTTTCATCGCGACGAGCGCGGCAGGTCTGCTGATGGCTTTGATCGTCAACGGGCTGATGGCGCTGGCGGGTCAGTAGTGACGCTACGGGAGGGCGGTGGCCCTCATTTTACAGGGGAAATTCATGACCACGATTGAAGACATCTACGCCGCAATCAACCCGCTGCCAGCCATGCTGACGGCCAAGGGAAAGGTCAAGCCAGAGGTTTCTCTGGTGATCGAGGCGAACGCCGGGTTCGCCATTTCCATGAACTGGGATAAGCGGCATGCGCGCTATAGCTACGAGCGCGACTATAAGACCTTGGTGGGGTCGAGTTTTGAAGAGGCTCTCGGCAAGGCCATCTCCTTCATCAACGAGCTTCCGTCCGCTGACCAGGCCAAACTCCACGAGTTCATGGGCGCGCTCGGAAAGCTGATCGACTCTGGCCGCGCTGACGGTATCGCAGTCGATTACATGAATCCGCTGCTCGACACGATGAAGCGGCTCTCCGAAAACGTCATCACCTATATCCCCAAGCCGACGCAGGTGCTCCATGACTAGCAAAATGGAGGCGTGGGCGCCTTGGCACCCGACCTATGGATTCCAGGACGAGTTCATGGCGGCCACCTGGGTTTCAACTGATCTGGACGACATCGCTCAGCGGGTGAAGCGCCTCAATCAGGACGACAAGACCAACAACCGAAATGGCTGGCGCGCGGTGAAGGTGACTCTCGCACTCTCATCGCCTCACGGAGCCACTCCATGCGCCTAGCCATCTCTTTGTGTGCAGCATACGTGCTCGCGGTCGCGGCGCTGACTGGCCCGTTGAAGGCCTTTGTGCCTGACTGCCCCGTCACTTTTGGCTTCTGCTACGAAAGGGCATCGCGATGACCAACCCTATGTCGCCCTCTTCCGCTGGGAGCGCTCAACCCCTCTTCTCGCGCCTCTTCAATTCTTTCTCGACCGCGACGCGGATGAACTCCGCAGCCGGCTCTTTGTCCTCCAGAACCGCCTGGATGCGCGCCTTTGTCCCTTCCGGGAACCTGGCCGGGATTTGTTCGAAGTTCACTTGGGGTCTGCTCATGCCGACCCTTATAGATGATATCACGTATTGTTACAAGGGCCAAAATAACATGAT